TGTGGGGCATCTCCGCATGGATCGGAGGAGGGTGGTGTCGCGACGAGCGACCGAGCCACCAGGTGCCGTGCCTCAGCGGTGCAGGCACGGGCGTCCATCGCAACCTACCGGATCTCTGGAATCCTAAAGGCATCAACGCTCAACGCTGCGCCAACCTCATCGGATACTTCAACGAACTGGCCGCGCGGCTGCGCCGCGTGCGCGTCTGTTGCGGCGATTGGAAGCGAGTAACCACCCCCTGCGTTACGTTCAAGCACGGCCTCACTGGCGTGTTCCTGGACCCGCCCTATGCGGACACCGCCAAACGCAAAGCGAACATATACGCCATGGACAGCCTCACGGTAGCCCACGAAGTCAGAGAATGGGCCATCGCCAACGGCGACAACCCCAAGCTGCGCATTGCTCTTTGCGGATACGAAGGCGAACACCAGATGCCCGAAGATTGGGCCTGCGTGCCATGGAAGGCTCACGGCGGGTACGCAGTGCAACGCCACACTGGCCCCGGCATGGAGAACGCCAAGCGCGAGCGCATCTGGTTCAGCCCGCACTGCCTGGCACCGGCCGCACTCGCGGCAGCCGCATAGCATCCAGCACCCAGCACTAACCCCGTTTTCGCATGCAGCCCCTCACTCAAATCGTGTCCGCCGTCGCCGCCGTGGTGCTGCCGGCCGGGGCCGTGCTGTGGCTGCTGATCCGTACCGAGATGCGCGCCCAGATCCTACAACTGCACCTCACGCTGAGCGACCGCACGTCGCACATCGAAGAGCGAGTGTCAGTACTCGAAAACCGCGCGCTGCGCTCGGTATGCGATGCCTAAGCCAGTTGAAAAAGAGCAGCCTCAGGCAATTTCAACCACCGAAGAGGCCCGCCTACTCGCGTCGATCAGCGATACTGCCACGCTGGCGTTCTGGCGCTGGTGGGGCTCGTTCGAAGACTGAATGAAACGGAAGCCGCTCCTCTCGACTGTCGCCAAAGCACGCGCCTTCCTGGCCGCATACCGCAAGAGCGCCAACCTGACGGCCTCGGCCCGCGCGGCCCAGATCGGCGTGCGCAACCACTATCGATGGATTGAGGAGTACCCCGCCTACGCCGAGGCATTCAAGCGCGCGCACCTCGTGGCGCGGCAATTCCTAAAAGACAAGGCAATCGAGTTCTCGACCGTGGGATGGACGGAGCCTGTGTTCTACCAGGGTGTTCTGTGCGGCCACGTAAAGCGGCGCGACAGCGGCCTGCACCAGATGCTGTTGCGCGGAGCGTTCCCCGAGGAGTTTGGCAAGAAGGTCGAGCTATCCGGCAAGGACGGCGCGCCTATCGACATGCGCCTTGAAGTGGTGTTTGTCGAAGCCGCGGCCGAAGCGTTGTGAGCGCCGAGTTTCCTAAAAAGTTCAAGTTCCTGTTCGAGCCGCACTCAGACAAGTACCTCTACGGCGGACGCGACGGCATGAAGAGCTGGGGCATGGCGCGCGCGCTCCTCATCATGGGCGCGCAGCACAAGCTGCGCTGGCTCTGCGCTCGCGAGACCATGAAGTCTCTCGCCGAGTCGGTGCACCACCTCCTCGAAGAGCAGATTGAAAGCCTCGGATTACAAAGCTTCTACGTCATCGAGAAGGCGCAGATCACCGGCACGAAGCTGCACACAACAGGCATGTACGGCAGCACGATGGATGGCAACGGTGAGCCTCTGACGCCCGGTTACAGCCAGTTCGTATTCGCCGGACTTCATCACAACGTTTCGGAAATCAAGTCCATGGAAGGGCTTGATGGCATCTGGATTGAGGAAGCCGATAACGTGTCTCAGAAGTCCTGGGACACGGTAATCCCCACCATCCGTAAGCAGAGCATGCACCCGGAACTGGGCGTGATCGGCAGCGAGGTATGGGCCTGCTTCAATCCGAAATTGGCGACCGATCCCACCTACAAGCACTGCGTGCTGGACCCGCCGCCAGGCGCGGTAAGCGTCAAGACCAGCTACCTCGACAACAAGTGGCTGTCTGAGATCTCAAAGACACGCATCGCGCATATGCGCGATACCGACCCCGCCAAGTTCGCGCACATCTATGGCGGCGAACCGGACAGCGAAGTCGAAGGCGCTATCTTCGGCCCCGAGATGAAAGCGGCGGCCGCCTCCGGCAGGATCGGCGATGTGCCGTATGACCGGACAAGACCAGTGGACACCGTGTGGGATCTCGGATTCGGCGATCCGACCGCAATCTGGTTTTTGCAGGCTTACGACGGCTGGTACAACTTCATAGACCACCTCGAGGCCGACCGCCTGGAAATCTCGGATTACCTGGTCAAGCTGCAAGACAAAGGCTATCTGTACGGCACCGACTGGCTGCCGCACGACGGCATTGACACCATCATCCACGGCAGGCTCGCCGGGGATCGATCGATGTCCATCGAACAGCTCATGCGCAATGCCGGCCGCAAGCCGCGCCTGGTGCCCAAGATGCTGGTTACCGAGCAGATCAATGCGGCGCGCACCATCTTCCCCACCTGCCGTTTTGACGCGATCAAATGCGCGGACGGCTTGCAGTCGCTTCGTTGCTACCAGTGGCCCGCGCTGAGCGCGGACGGGGTAGGCCAACGCAAGCCCCTACACAATCAGTATTCGCATTCCGCCAGCGCCTTCATGGGCGCGGCGGTGGCAGTGAGACAGCCGAAGGCGGACAAGCCGCCGGCTGAACGGCGGCGCATGCAGCCGTCAAGCCCCTGGAGTTGAAAGTATGAAACTACCGTCCATCAAGACACCCGGAAAGCTCTCGCCCATCCAGGCGTCCACGATCAGAGCAAAGGCGCAGAGCATCCTCAGTCCGAAGCTTCCCAAAGCGCCCAAGCCCCCTGCCGGCGGGGGCGTCTGCCCCATGTGCGGCGTATGACAATCCAATCCGCAATCTACGCTCTCGGCTACTTCATCGAGCGCAATTCGCGCTTCCGGGCGCTAGGCTGGCGGCTGGAATGCGTAGCTGCTCGGATCGCTATCGGGCGCGGGGTCTGGACTCCGAACGTATTCACCGCGGACATCCACGACAAGACACTGTTGGCCCTCATCGAACGGCGCGAAAGCTGGAAAGACAGAGCAAATGTACCAGACCAAACAACAGAAGCACGCGCTTAACCGCTTGCTGGCATCCGCCGGCCTCGGCGCACTCGACAACCCGATGCGGCTCTGCAATGAGCTAGCCTCCTACGTGAGAGACCACGAGCATTTCCGCCAACTGCTCACCGCCGCGCAGCCCGAAACTCGCCGCGATATGTACGAGTCGATGAAGCCCTACTTGGCCTTCCACGCCAAGCCGCTCGACGCCTATATGTCCGAGTCCGGAGCGCTGGCGGAAGCGCAGCAGCTTCCCACGGTGGACGCGGACGGCATGCTGCACCCGTTCAATGTGCCGGAGATTGCGACACAGGCGGCCGACGCGCCGGCCGAGTCCTGCGAATTGGATAAAGAAACCGCGCAGGCCGCGGTAAATGAAGCGTTCGGGAAAGGACACCTGATCTTGATTTGCAAGAAATGCACGCGCACGGAAGCCTTCCCCGCCGTCAACAAGGCGAACGCCATCTTCGCGGCGCGCAATGCGGGCTGGACTTACGATGAGGCCCGCGGCGACTGCTCGGAGACCTGTCCGGACTGCCCGTGATGTCGCTATGGGGCCAGTATTCGCCGAACCGCCCCGCATCTGCGAAGCCGCCTCGCTTGCGGATGTTCTCCACGACCAGCTTGACTATCTCCTAGATTCCGCCGATCATCCGCTCGCCAACGACGCCGACCGCGCGCGCCTGGCTCGCGTGCGCCTGATTCTCCTGTCGATCTTCGACGAGCCCGCCACTACGTTTAACGCCTGACCCATGTCCGCCTTTGACCAATCCGAAACGAGCGATTCCGAGTACCCCATCAATCCGCCATTGCAGGATGTGAGCGAGGACGATGAGGATTTGCTGCGTGAGATACGCGAGAAGTTTCGCTACTTCGATGATCGGTGGAAAGAGAGCAGGTATGAAAGGAATAAAGACCTACGGTGCGTGTGCGGAGATCCGTGGACTGACGTAGACCGGCGCGCGAGAGCGGCGGCGGGGCGCCCGTGCGTATCCCACGACGAGCTCGGACAGTACGTAAATGCAACGGTCAATTCCGTTCGCGTAAACAAGCGTGGCATCAAGATCAGCCCCGGCGGCAAGAACTCGAACGACCAAACCGCCGAGACGCGCCAGAACCTCATCCGCGCAATCGAATATCGGTCCAACGGTCCCTCTGTATATCTCACCGCATTCCAGCAGATGGTGGAAGGCAGCTATGGATTCTTCCGCATCGGCCGCGAGTATGTTGCCCCCGACGACCCGGACAACGACGATCAGCAGATCACCATTTCCGCCATCGGCAACCCGAACAGCGTCCTATACGATCCGGACTGCAAAAAGCCGGACTGGTCCGACGCCAGCGCGGTCTTCGTCTTAGACCCGATGCTCAAGGCCGATTTCAAGCGCCAGTTTCCGGAGGCGCAAATCACCGACTTTGCCCCCGAGCACATGCTGCTGGCGAAGGACTGGATACAGGATAAAAGCGTCCTGACCGCCGAGTACTGGAAAGTCATCACCACCACCATCCGAAAGAAGGCCAAAGGCCGGCGCGCCATCGAAAAGAAGACGGTGATGCAGTACTTCACCAACGGCGTGGAGATTCTGGAACGCAACCCGCAGCCGGGCACTCACATTCCGGTAATCCCCATGATTGGCCTGGAACGCTGGGTGGACGAATGCGGCATTGCCAAGCGCATTCTGTTCTCGCTGCCGCGCCTGGCGCGAGATCCCCAGATGTCTCTCGCCTATCTCAACTCGCAAGAGATGGAGGAGGCTGGGCTCACGCCGAAGTCGCCCTACAAAGGCTACGTCGGCCAATTCGAAACGGACAAAGAAGCCTGGGATAGTTGCACCAAGATCCCGCACGCGTACCTCCAGGCGGATGTGGTGATCGACGGCGCAACGGGCGGCGTCCTGCCGTTGCCAACCCGCGAAAACTTCACCCCAAACTTCGCCGCCTATGAAGTCGCCAAAGATTCCTGCAGGCGCGCGATTCAGGCGGCCATCGGCATCAGCCCGCTGCCGACCGCGGCGCAACGCGATAACCAAAAGAGCGGAGTAGCGCTGCAAGAGGTCAAACAGCAACAAGAGATCGGCTCATTTCATTTTGTGGACGGCTACGACCGCGCGGTGGCTTATGGCGGGCGCGTGATCGACTCCTGGGTTGCCTCAACCTATGGCGGCGATACCGAACGCACCGAAGCGCTGCGCAAGCCCGACGACTCACACGATATTGTCCGGCTCAACACCGCCGAGCCGTACCTGGACCAGCAGTCCGGCGAGATGCGGCACTACCCCATCGACGAAGACGCCGATCATGATGTAGCCGTGTCCACCGGGCCATCGGTGCAAACGCAACAGCAGGCCGCCAGCGACTTTCTCGATTTGCTGATACAGAACCTCCAGACGTTGCCAGTGGCACCGCCGCAGGCCGCCAAGCTGCTCGCCCTCGCCATCCAGATGAAAGAGCTGGGGCCGAAGGGCGATGAAATGGCCTCAATAATCTCCCCCCCGCCCGATGCAAATCAGGGGCAACAGCAGATGGCTCAAGCTCAACAGCAAATGGCCCAGCAAGGCCAGCTCCTCCAGGCCATGCAGGGCGAGCTCCAAAAGCTCCAACTGGAGAAGGCCGGGCACGTCGTCGATAACGAGTACAAGATGCAGATCGAGAAGATGCGCGAAGAGAACGCCCTCGCCATCGCCGAGATCAACACGCAGGCTCAAAACCTCTCCGAGCGCATGGAGTTTGTGAGCGACCTGGCCCATAAGTATCTGGATACCGGCCACGAAGTCGCGACCCAGGCTCAGGATCACGCCAACGCGCAATCGCTACAGCAGCAGGCGCAAGCGCACGCCGCAGGCCTCCAGGGTTCCGATCAAGCACACAGCGCCGTCCTGCAGCAGGGCGCGCAGGCGCATGCCACCGACCAGCAGGCCTCCGCGCAGGACGCTACCGCCCAACAGGCGGCGCAGGCGCAGCAGGCGGCGCAGGCGCAGCAGGCGCCCGATACTCCGTAACGCCCCCTAGGGCACGGAAACACGGCGCGCAGATCCAACAGTTCGTTACCCGGCGACGATAGATCCGGTCGCAAGAAGGATTTCCGCACTCGTTGCACCTCTCGCCGTCGTCGGCTTCTAGCCGGACGCGCACGTCCGAAGCCGGCGGAAACAGCGGATACTCAGGCTCCATCTTTTGCAACTCCGCAGCGAGCCTCTCCGGGCTAGTCATGACTTTGAGGAGTTCGCGCGCCTTCCGCAGGTCATCAGCACTTAAGCTTTGCCCCGGACGCAGGATTCCGAGGAGCATGCTGGCGACGTGGGCCGTCCTGAAAACGTCCACGGAAAGCTCGTATTTTGCGCTGAGCGCCAGCGCATCGGCTGAGTCCATCACACCACAAGTTTATGCCAGAACCCGTCGCAGTAGCGGAATCGACACCCGCGGAAACACCCCTTACCAGCGTTGCACCCCAGGACCCCGCGGCTTACGCCGCATGGCGGTTCAAGGGTGCCGCGCAACCGAAAACCGCAGACTCGGCATCTGCCTCCGCGTCCGGCGATGAGCCGGGCGACAACACTGCCCCCGCCCCGGAAGCGGGTACCCATAAGCAGGAACCGAAACGTTCCACCGCGGAAACCAGACTCCAGGAAGTCCTGGCCGATCTCAAACGCGCGGGACTCTCTCCGTCCGAACTCAAAACCTACAAGCGCGAAGCCGCGCAAGCCGCACGTGAACCCGCAGGCGACAAAGATGTCAAACCGGCCCCATCCGCCGCGCCAGCGCCCAGCACGCAGCCCGATCCGCTGAAGCCTCCGGTGAAGCCAAATTTCGCCCAATGGACCGGAACATGGGAAGCCCGTGAGGCGGCCATTGAGAAGTATCACGAAGAGAATTCCGCGTACCAGGCGCGCAAGGCGGTATCCGACTTCCAGCAGCAGCAAGCGCAGCAATTGCAAGAGCGCGAGCTGACAGCCAAAGTTGCGGACGCCAACAAGCGCTACGGCGAAACTGCCGGCGACACCATCGTCGCCACGGCCAAGGGAATATTCTCGGCCGACAGCGGCGTACCTGGCGTGGTCAGTGCGCTGATCGATCAGTCTCCCGTGATTGTGGATCTGCTCTACTCGCTGGGATCGAAGGCCGACGTGAAGGAATTCGTAGCGTTAGCCAAGTCGAACCCCGGCGCCGCCGTGCGCAAGATCGTGCTCATGGAGCAACTCGTACAAGACGAGCTGGCCAAGGGTGCGGGAAAGCCCGATACGGCGACAGAGACAGAGACCGCAGCCCGCGATACATCCGGACGTTTCCAACCCGCTAAAACCGCATCCAAAGCGCCCGCCCCGCCCCGTGAAGTGTCTGGCCATGCCAGCGCACCTCTCGACGCCGTGGAGAGCGCCTCAACCGGCGGCGATTTCAAGGCCTATTCCCGTGCAGCCAATGCACGCGACCTGGCGCGCCGCAGAGGGTAATCCGTGGCCAATCAATTTCTGAACACCTCCTGGGTCTCTATGGAGATCCTGCGGCTGTTGCTCAACCAACTGGTAGCAGCCGAGTACTTCAATCGCAGTTGGGAAAAGGACTTCAACAAGGAGTTCGCGCCGGGATCTTCGGTCACCATCAAGTTCCCGTGGCGGCCTACCGTCACCGACGGCATGGGCTACGATCCGCAAGGGATCGCGCGCCTGTCCACCACGATCTCTCTGGATCAGTGGCTGCAGATCGGTTTCGAATGGGACGACTACGAAAAAGCCGTCAAACTGGAACGATCCGAAGAGGAACTGCGCGAGAACTATTGGGACCCCTGCGCCGCTGCCATGGCGCAAGAGATCGACAGCCGTTGCGCGAATTTCGCCTACCAGAACGCCTCGAACGTGGTTGGCGTGCTGGGCACCGACCCGACTTCCGTGAGCACGTACTACAGTGCGCAGAAGATCATGAAGCAACAGGCTTGCCCGCCCGGTAAGCGCTGCGCGCTGATCAGCTCGTCCATGATGGCCTCGCTGGGTAGCAACATCACCAGCGTCTTCCACCCGGACGATGAGATTGTGCGCATGTGGAAAGAAGGCAGCATCGGCAAACTGGCCGGTTTCAGCTTCTTCGAATCCAATTCGCTCTATGCGCAGACTGCCGGTACCTGGGCCAGCACGGTCACAGTGACCGGAGCCAACCAATCCGGTACTGCGCTCATCATCACCGGCACCAGCGGCGACACCATCATGGCGGGAGATAAAATCTCCGCGGCTAACGTGAATGCGGTCAACCCGATGACTCGGCGCACGGCCGGCCCGCTCACGGCGAAGACCTTCACCATCGCGCAGAACTACACCCTGTCCGGCAACGCGGACACCATCCAAATCCTGCCCCCCATCTACGGCCCCGGCAGCCAGTACCAGAACGTGGACGCCCTGCCCGTCAATGGCGCGGCGCTCACCCTGTGGCCCGGCACTACCTCGCCTAACGGCAAGGTGGGAACTGTCGGTCTGGCACTATCCCGCTTCGCCTTCGGTTTGGTCGGAGGCAAGCTCTACGTGCCCAAGGCAGTGGAGCAATCCGGTCAGGCGCAAGACCCCGACACTGGCATCGCCGTGCGCAAGGTCAAGGCCTGGGACCCGGTGCGGAGTATGGACATCAACCGCATGGACAGCTTGCTGGGATTCGGCAACCTGTACCAGGACAACGGCGCCTGCTGCATAGTGGGGGCGTAAGATAGAATCGCGGCCTGGAAATCTTCGAAAGGGGAGCGCGGCTCGCCAGAGCAAAGCATCCAGGCCGCAGTCTTTACGTAAAGGACAAACGCAAAATGAAGAAATTTCTCACGCTCTCCGCGCTGGCCGCCTTCGCTGCCATCGCATCCTTCGGCCAGACCATTCTGACGCCGACCACTCTCTCCGCGGCCGTTACTAAGTCCAAACAGATCCAAGTCGTAGTGGCCAGCGCCACTGGCATTACCGCCCCCACGCAGACCACCAGCGTCGATCTTTATATCGACAAAGAACTGATGCTCGTCGAGGCGGTCAGTGGCACCACCATAACCGTTTCGCGCGGCCAGGGCGGCACCACCGCCACCACGCACGCTTCCGGCGCGCTGGTATTCGCTTCCTCGCCCAATAATTTTTTCACCGGTTCCTCGGACAATGCGGGCATCGGTGGGTCTCCGGTTCAAGCCGGCGGCTCTTGCACGCGCGCCAATATGCTGGTACTCCCCTCCATCAACGTGGAGACCGGAGTCATCTCGGACTGCCTCGGCGGCGTCTGGGTCAACGGTGTGGGTACGCAGATCACCAACACGGAATACCGGC